ACCCCTACGATATAAACCGGATCCGCTGTGTCGAATGCCTTCAACACACATTCCTCAACGAAATCCGCATCATCATCTCTTATAGCGGTATCTATTATGCTGGTAGTGGGTTTCGGCCATAAAATTGCGTGTGCTCTATTTAACGCATGCTGACCGCGATAACCTTCCTCCCTCGCCTGCTTAATTGCCGCAGTAAAGCGCTCAAGAGATTTATCAGACCAGCGATCTCCTCTAATAACTCGCCAGCATTCATGGCTTCTTGGCAATCGTGGCGCGGCTTCACCGCGCATGGTATCGCCCCATACGGTAAGCAATGATTTAATCCAGCCTGATTGTATGCCGGTCAAGAGTTTTGCCCGCCCCAGATAGCGCTTATGCGTAGCCAGGGCAACCTCATTAAGGGCCTTATTATGTCTACGGCGTTGCATTGGAGTCATACTGTCTCTCCCCGGATCTGACAGGTGCGTATAAAGTTTTTGAGGATGCGGTAGTCAACTAATACAGTGCCGCGATGACGGCAAAGGCGAAGCTTTTGCCAGCGGTAGCGGATCCGCTCGATTGCGTCACGGCTCATGCGGTCACCTTCTTATCAATAGCAAACTGCGCCAGCGCCATAAACGCGTAGCCTTTCGCTTCCAGTTCGGTGCGGTTGATGTAGCTGAATTTTTCTCCTCGCCAGGTCTTATCAAACACAGCAATGGCACCCGCAAAAAACGCGCTGGTTGGCCTTTGTTTGTCGTTGGCAGGGTTAAACCAGACAGGCAGATCGAAACCAATCCGCCCGCGGATAAAGCAGACATGATCCGCGTCTTCCGGCCACCAGGTTTCGCTCGTTGCGGATTTCACCAGGAAAACATAGCGGCCGCCCTTCTCTCTTTGCGCAGCTGCGTAGTTCATGATGTGAGTCATGCCTGTGATGGCTTGCTTTTCGTGGTACTGAGAGCGGCTGTAAGGCGGATTACCAAATGCAGCACCACCGATTGAGTCCAGCATTTCCGACCAATCCTGTGTCAGCGCGTTATCTTCTGCGGTGTACCAGACAGGACATTTTGCGTTGCTATCATCAGCGAACAGGTCCAGCATCAACGGGCCAAACATCGCATTGATACCCCAGAAAAGCGGATCCGGCGTTCGCCACTGGTCACCAACCTCTTTTAAGTAATGGGATGTCGCGTTGCGTAGGGCTATGAGGGATTCGCAGTAAGGATTAGTCATGCAATGGACTCCCCTAATTCCTGAAGAACCTGCGCCAGCAACTCGCTTTCAGTACCGAATTTCTCTTCCCATGATTTACGGCTGGCATGAATAGCAACGCCGTAACCACCAGTGCGATGATGGGCGTGGCAAAGAGGAATGACATGGAAGTTATCAGCGCGGATAGACAAGCCAGTGCCAGAACTGCAGTGATGTATTTCAGCAGGTGATTCACCGTAATCAAGGTTGCGGAAAACTATGCAGCCCAAAGCAGCCACGCGGCTAAGATGAAGCTTTTCAGCTTTGGTTTTTGTTTTGCTCATATCGCACCACCACGGCGCGACAGACAAACGGAAACACCAGAGTTGGTGATAGCCGGTATAAAGAGGTACAACTTTTGAGTATGTAGCTTCTGCACCATCGGTTTCTCTCCGTGGCACAGTGACTAGCAAGAAGGGTTGTTCAGACCCGTGATTAATATAACTAATTTTAATCCTGACTTACAGGGGGAAGCCCAGCCTTTTTACGGGCCTCATCAAGGGATCTGAGCGAGGTGACAAACTCATCCTTACGCAGCGGGAAGCCTCTTTCCACCACGCCGTTTTTTACATAAACAAGGACAGGTCCGGCATGCTCTTTAAACCCTGGAAATAAATCATCCGGTATTTCCATAAATACCTCATTGGAAACACTCCACCAGCAACGAACACGGCCAACGAGTTAATACGCTAAAAAATAACCGCGCTAAGATGGCGTATAAAGTTAACAATGGCGGCATAACTGCCACTCTCTTACAGCTCAATAAAACCAGTCATCGGCACTTTCCCACGTTTCCTGCAGGATTTGCTCTATGCGCTTTTTATCGCCATCAACGCCGCCCAGAACGGTCAGCCCGTCAGTGCTTGAGCGTCTTATATTTAGTTTGCAGCCTTCATAGTTTTGATGAAGACGGCGCAGCAATTCAACTTCAAGGGCGGGAATGGCCCCTTCTGGCAGTTTTTTAGTCTTGTCGATGGTTACTTCGATTCTCATAGTATCACCCACCTAAACACTGTATAAATACACAGTATACCTAACTCACTGAATGAGCAATATCTTAAGAGCACAAAACGTTAATTTTTAACAGTCATGGGAAAACAAAACCCACCGTAGCGGGTTGAATCTATGGGGTTTTTTAGTCATGTTCTCTCAAGAGAGACAGAGTCTTAGGTCACAGTAAACAAAAATCGCCCAACTCATGAGTGGTAAAACAAGTCATATTGACGAGACCTTATATGATTACGTAATGGCCAAATTTAATCGAGCAGTGACATCAAAACTGTTCGATTAAAGTAGTCGGGCAAGCGTGCGACACTCTTCGAATGTTATCCTTAGACAAGCTCAAGGTAAAAAATGTCTAACATAAACAATTAAATTAAATCCGATTTGATTAAAAAAATCGTTATAACTAACTTAAACCTCACTACCTTTAAGAAAATCATTATGAAAAAGCATGAACTCGTAATCACCGCCTTTATTTTTAACCAGTTCAATTTCAAAATCTGGCCATGGGTACTTATAGCGCAAAAACAAACACTTTGACTCAATATCGATTAGTTTTTTAAGGCCAAAAGAAAAACATCCAACAATATTATCATCCTTAAACTCTCTGGCTATAACCAATGTACTTAAACTCTTATTCTTAGAGCACAAGTTTAGATATGCGCGGTTGAAAACCACCTCATTTCCTCGTGAATCATTTGCCATGATAAATCCTCAGTCATCCCTAAGTAAAAGACTTAAAAATCAAGTAACAGAAGGCTCCGGTACTTGATGGTTCCATTTTACAGGAGACAATAGCAGCTTTAATGGAGTAAAGATTCAACTATTTTCAAATTGAGAAGTTTCCAAATCATTTAAACTAAAGCACATATTAATAAGCGCACCACATGAATTTAATTCAACAATTTCAGATACAGTTGCAATCTCAGCTTTTTAATACATCATGCGGCTGCGTCCCTTTTCTGACATAACTCAGGAAAATTGCCCATCACCAGTACCTCAACGAACGGTGGCGGCACAAAGTTGCCGAAGCGTGCTAACAGAAAGAAAAAAACCGCAACAGCGGGTTTATACAACGACCACCAGCAGCAGACCTTCCAGCTCAATGACACGCTTGCAGGTGTCTTCCAGTAAAGAGTCCATCATTTCACCTCCTGTGGAGCGACTGCGAGCATTGTGGTGCGGCGTTCCTGTAACTCACACAATGCTCTTACTATCTGGCTGCATTCAATAACCTCAGCCTCTGAAGCGGATTCAGCCATAACCTCGAAGTGTGATTTCATCGCCAAGTATAGTGATTCTAACTCTTCATGCGTTAAGCGTTCATCAATCATCAATACTTCTCCACTTAATGCCTGCATCTGTCATGGCTTTCTCGTAAATAATCGCAGTTTGGGCGGCAGTATAATGCTTCCAGATAGTAGGGGTTACGACCATGCGTGCTGCCGGTTCGCGCTCCAGCTCAGCGATGCGCTTTTCAGCCGCATCCAAGTTATTCCCCAACTTCTGCGCCATGTGGAACCAGTTTGCTCGCTGCTCTTCCTTAAGCTCCAGCGCCGCTACCAAAGCGAGAATATTATCTGGGCATACCGTAATCTGGTATTTGTTGAGCATGGAGATCCAAGTATCAAATGGCATGACCGGCGCTTCCCCTGCATGTTTTGCTTTTTCTGCCGCCGCTTTCATCTCCTGGGTAAGTCTGGTGATATCAGTCATGGCTGGCCTCCTTACCGCTACTAACGGACAAGTTTTTATTAACGATGGCATCCATCAGACGTGATGCAGCCGCCTTTTGAGCAGATACATTCGCAATGACCGTTGGCCTGGCTTTCTCACAGCTGGCGCAAATTCCGTCCCATGATGAAATAAGGAAAAAGTCTTCACGCTCGGCAATGCCGGTATTCATAACAAGATCCTCAATCATCAGCGTGACCCCGCGAACTCCCCGGCCTTCGCTCAGCCGCTGCACTGCGTAACCGAAGGCATTAATCATCACTGCATGGAACTGGATATACTCGCGTTTGTATTCGGCCTGATTCGTACCGCGGCGAATATCATCTAAACCTGTCAACATAAGCCACGCATTCCATAACCCTTCAAGATCATCTTGTGAGCAGGAACCTGAAAATTTTGCCGTGGCATCACTAAGAGCCTTGAAGCTTACCCACTTATCGCTTTTCGCGGGAACGACGTTATGCTCAAAATCGGTGATTTCAGAAAACACGCTGTGTAAACTGATAAAACTAACCATTTCCTGCGCGTTCTTATCACGCCCGTTATAGGCCATATTGATAGCCGCAGATGGTTTGGAAACATTATTGTTAATGTCGGAGAAGAACTGCTGTCGTGTTTTCAGCGAAAGCTTATGGGTCAGCATTAATGGTACGTGGATCGGTTCGCCAACGGTACGGCAAAACTCGGCGATTCCCGCAGCTCGATACTGGCCGTCAAAAAGTTTGATTTCTGCATCCATAGGAAAGCGAACAACACCAACGTTGGTATTGCCGAACTCCTGAAACTCAATATCTGAATTACAGTTTCCCACAAGTGGCGGGATAATGAAGGGGTCTTTATTCTCATGAGCATTCACCAGATATTCATAGAATTTCTTGGCCCGTGCTGGGTTAATTTCGCGTTGAGAACGCTCTAAAGTATCCCCGTAATTATCACTGGCGAGGACGCGTGCTAGGGTTCGCGCTGGTACTGTCATCATAAGAACAATAGCTCCGCCCTGAACGCCACGTGATGCCGGGAATTCAAAGAAATAATCTCCAACGATACTCATAATGCTTCTCCCAGTACCCAGCGTAGTGCCGCCGCGTATTCACCGCAGGCACCTTCAAGGGCTTTTGTGATTTCTTTGCGTGATTTGAGACGTGGCTTTGTTTCGCCAAGCACGGCGCGCTGACGCCTGGCCTTTTCATGGCCTTTAGTGCCAGCGGTCGCCGCTTCGATTTCGGCTACCTTTTCCCGCTGTTCTTCGGGTTTCAGTGATGCCAGTTGACGCGCCTGGGTAACTGTTACTGTGCCGGACTCTACCGCGTCTTTGACTGCCTGAGTGGCATCCAGAAGGGTTAGCGTAGCGCGTACAGTGGGGACGCTGACACCGAACATCAGCGCGAGGTCTTCCTCGTCATGCCCACGCTCCAGCGCATCAGCCATCTTTTTGGCTCTGCCCAGCGGTGTATCGGCCTGACGGATTTCGTTTGCGCTGACCATCGCCTGAGCCATGCGTACAGCTGAACCGCGTTTAGTGACTGCCGGAACCAGCAGTGGGGTTTTTCCCTCTTTTGCCAGACGCCCGTTAGCTTCCAGGGTATGGCGGACACGCTGACGGCCATCAACCACGCAGGACAGCCCCGTTTCCGGGTCTTTCCAGACAATAATCGGCTCAAGAACCCCCTGGTCTATGATGTTCAGCACCATGGCTTCACTGAGAGGTAAGTAAATACGTTCATCGTAAAGCGGATGAGCCTTGTCAGTGACAATATGCAGATTTTCCGGCTCAAACATCAGAACGTTTGTCTTGCCGCTGGCACCGTATGCGTCGATTGAATTCTTAGCCATTTTTAACCTCGTTTTTATTAACCGCCTCAGCCCATTTTTGTTCCAGAGCATGCCTGGCTTTGTTCTTTCCACCAGCCCAGTAGCTTTGCTGGACTCGGTAATGGTCAAAGGGGCATTTCAGTGCGCCAGAGCAAGAGCCAAACGTATAATCTTTCCAGTGGTACTCAGGTAACGCGCCGCAATCAGGGCATTTCTGTAATTTCATTGAGCGACCCCGCGACACTCCCTCAGAAGGCTTTCAAACTTCGCCCGAAGCCGGTTCGCGCAGCCAAACGGCATATCGTTAAAGCACCACATTGCCGCGCCATTCCGCATGCCGCTTTGGGTAATCTGACCTGTTCCGTGTAACTGGCGAAGCTGATTACCGACCGACGACATACCGCGACCCAGTGCAACGGCGATTTCTCTGGTGGTCAAATCAGGATTGGCCTTGAGAAATTCGATCATCGTGATTTCACCGCTGTATTGTGTTTTCTTGGATTTAGTTGTTTTCATTGAAAAAACTCCTTAGCCCCTGAAACCCTTTGGAATATCTGCCTGAACTTTGCCGCTAAATCCGAGGTTTCCGCCTACAGCAAGGTTTACCGGGCACAGCTTCAGCGCCAGCTCAGGCCATTTGTTACGTAATGTCTTCATGGTTTGAACTTTTGGGCACCAGAACTGATCGCGCTGAATGCGCTCAATCATGGTGCGGATTTGGTCGTGGCTGCAGCCATGTTCCTGGCGAAGCATGCGAACCTCGTTAGCCCATCCAACAAAGTTCGGTTCTCTCGGTCTTGCCAGAGAGCCGTCAAATTCGGCGGCGCGTTCGTACATCTCGATGATGGTCGACCAGAACCACATCGCGAGATCGAAGTCATCATCGGTAGCCAGGTTACTGTCTTCGGTAGCGTCAGGAATGTTTGCTTCCGGGATGACCGGTTCACGTCCTGACTCTGCAAAGTTATCCACAGGAAGAATCTCTCCCGCGTGGTTTTTATGATCTGTATGTAGTGATCTGTTTTTAAGATCTGTATAGAGATAGGATTCGGCTTGAGAGCCGTTTCCAGGATTCGGCTCTTGGGCCGTTTCCATTCGGCTCTTGGGACGAATGCATTCGGCTTGAGAGCCGTTTCCATCACTTTCAATCACTTGCTTCGATTCGGCTCTTAAGCCGTTTCCATTCGGCTCTTGGGCCGTATCCATA